GATACCTTCCGTTCAGTGCTTCAGGCGGAGCGCTGCTCTTCCACCTGCTGAGCAAGCTTTATGAGCGCACCAGCGTCATCATCACCACCAACCTCAGCTTCAGCGAATGGGCCACCGTCTTCGGCGACGCCAAGATGACAACCGCTTTGCTCGACCGCCTGACCCACCGTTGCCATATCCTGGAAACAGGAAACGACAGCTTCCGCTTCAAGGCCAGCTCGGCCGCTGCGGCACAAAAGAGAGGAGAAAAAGCCAGCCCATTGACCAAACTCTGATCAGAAAACCATACTTAGAGGTGGCTCACTTCTCGGTGGAAAAACCGGCTCAGTTCCGCGTGGAAACCAACACGCATCCGCCAGTTGGAAGCGCAGACGACAGCGCAGAATCTGGTTACGACTGTTTTGCTCTGGGCTTTGAACCGTGAAGCGACGAGTGTTTACGATCCGGTCAAAGAGATACTGAGGGGCATTCAGGCAGACACAGCTTCACAGCTGGAAGCCAATAAAAAGACCCCCCCGACTGACTTAGCGGACAGTCAAGTTTCGTACCTCCTGCAATCCCACCAGGCGATAATCGATCACATCGACAAAGTATTGGTGAAGGACGGCGCGAAGCCCCCCTTCAATCCCACCGTCATTCAAGGCGGCAAGGCCTAATCCTCTACCCGACTGCATAAGGATCGTTGTTGATTTCACTCACCCGCCCAGGCAGCACTTCCCGATTGTACTGATCGAGGCCGTCGCGCATGGTCGAAGCAGAGACCGACTGCGAAACGTCTTGAACAAAGGCTTTGAGGTTGCCGTTCCTGTCGACATTAACGCCGACGGTGACGTGCACTCGGCTCTGACTGGACTGGTTCTGGTTCGCCGGCGCTCGCATCGGCGTCACGCCGGAAAGACGGTGGTTCGGAATAATCTGTTCGCCGCCCTTGAAGCGCACAAGCTCGGGCCCTTTCTCGCCGACCCAAGCGACCCCGGGTCGTGCCGACGAGGTCCCTGTCGCATAGCCGCGAAGACCCGCCCAAGGATCGGCAGACGATGCGCCGCCACCGAAGATGCCGCCGAGCAGTCCCAACAGGCCACCGCCACCCTTCCCCGCATTGCTGACGGTGAAGATGGCGTCGATGACGTCGGTCAGCAGCTTGTCGGCGATCCGATCGAGAACACCGAGTGCCGCATCGCCAAAAGATCGCCATGCCGATTTGCCGCGCTCGATGCCGGCGAAGAAGTCATCGAAGAAGCCTTGGGTGAGCGCCTTGCCGAAGTCGAGCGCCTGACCCAATAGCCGGGTCTCTTCCTCGATCGAAGCCATTGTCTCGGCGAGTCCGGCGAGTTCGCTCCTCTGGGCGTCGGTGAGCGAGATGCCGCGTTGCTGCGCCTGGTTCAGGAACTCCTGTTCGTAACGAAGCGCGGCGGCGGCCCGTTCCGTCAGGCCCATTGCGTCCCGCTCCGCCTCGAGCATCGCGATCTGGCGCTCGGCGCCGGCGACGATGTCGGAATATTTCTCCTGCTCGCTTTTGCCGGCGCGCTTTTTCGACTTCTCGTCGACGTCGGTCAGGCCCTTGGCGAGCTCGCGCAGCTTGTCGGAGGCAGCCGATGCGCCGCGGCCAACGGCATCGACCACACCGCCGACGTAGTCTTTGCCCTGGGCGGAGCCGTAGGCATCGCTGGCTGCCTTCATTGCTGCGCCAGCAGCGCCACGATAGGGATTTTCAGGCCTATCAAACTTCACTGGCTCAATAATGTAATCGTTGTAGTTCTTCAGAGGCTGACCAATAGACTGCATCCCAAGGGCGTAATTGTTGACTAGGTTGTTGAGCCCGTCCACGGCCTTCTGAACCATGCCTTCGATGCCAGCGATGACCCGATCGGCGGTCGAATAGACGAAATCTCCGATGGCATCCGGCAATTTTCCCCAGACCGCCTTGATGGCCTCGTAGCCGCCGATAAACGCCCCGATGACGGCGTTGATGCCATTTTTCGCGTCGGCGACGATGTCGCGGCCGAAGATCTCCTTCAACTCGTCGCGGAAGACGATAGCCGCCGCAACCGCCGCAGTGATGCCGGCAACGAAAGCGATTGCCGGGTTTGCCAACGCGAACGCACCAGCGACGATACCCAACTGCACGACGAGGCGACCAAGGAGCGCGATCAGCGAGATGATGCCGCCGATGATCGTTGGCGCATACAGCAGAGCCAAGCCAGTTGCAGCCGCAACCGCGAACGGTGCGATCGGCTCCAACACGTCAGCGAGGGCGATGAGCACAGATTGGGCAAGTTTTGCCCAATCCACGAATTGCAGAAGTGCCGCCGCAAGGGCGATCAGACCAATCGTGACCAGGCTCACAGGGGAAATGACCGATAGGAATGCTTCACCGAGCCCTCGCACAGGATTGTCCATAGTCGACAACACAGCGGCGAGCTGAGTTCCCTGCTGCAACGCTATCTGCATGGGCCCCATCCCCATCTGGGCGGAAACGGCGATGTCCTGGAACTGGGCGGCGATATTGGCGAGGTTGCCTCGACCTGCCGCGCTGTTCTGGTTCGCTGCCACGTTCATCAAATGGATTTGCTTCGACGCCGCCGCCGCAGCGGCACCCTCGGCGGCATATGCCTTCGCAGCAGCGGAGGCCGCACCAGTCACGCCTCGATTTGCGGTGGTCAGTCCTTCGACCTCCGCCTGCGCGCGCGCCGCCGCACCAGATACCTTGTTCAGTTCCGTGGTGGCGCGCTCGGTCCCATCGGTCTTTACCTGGATGCCGAGTTGGGCAATGTCTGCCATTGCTTTTCCTTTTCGGACAACGTGCGCTATCGTCCCGCCGTTTCAATCGGAGGATGATTCATGCGCGTAGCTGTTTTGCTGTTGTTCCTCGCCGCCGCCCCCTCTGCGTCGGCAGCGTGTGGGCAAGCCGCCCCTCTCATGGTCCTTGGCTGGACAGCCGCCGCGAAAAGCGAGGCTACCACCCAGTACTCCCTTGAAATCTCGAGCACGCTGAAGAAGCCGGCCCGGATGGTCTCCGGCTACATCACGTTCAGCGATGCGCTGGGCAAAGACATGGGCGCCATCGAGATCCCTCGCGATGGCGCTGTTCCCGCGAACTCCAAATTCGCGCTCGACATAGACGTCGGGAGTTTGGTCGTGCCCCGTATCCTCAAAGTCAACAAGTCCGACGTGATCGTTGAGGCTTGCGTGGAAGGCGTCGTCTACGAAGACGGCACCAAGGAAGAGTTCAAGTAGGCGAACCGACGGAGCCTCATTCCCCAATTGCACATCAGGACAAGGAGCCTTTGATGGCTGACAGCTACGAACCGTTGCGGAAGAAGTCGAAAGAGATTCTTGTCCGCGAGCACGACGACAAAGCTACATCCACGCAACTCGGCCTGGGCTTTTACCGAGAAGAAATTGCGCGTCGCGAAGCGGAAGAGCAGAGCCAGATCATCCTCAATTTCACAAAGCAGATGCGCGATATGACGATCGCGATCACAGTGATGACGGGCGTCGTCTTGGTTCTCACCATCATCAACGTCTATCTGGTATGGCCCAAATGAGCGAACCAACGAACGAAGCAGACATCGAAGCGGCCCTCGCCTCCTACATGGCCGAGGAGAACATCGACCGCGACGAAGCGATGCGCCGCATCCTGCGCGACTGGTTGATCGGGCATCGATACCTGCCGGTGACCGAGGACCTGGCGCAAGGAGGCGGCGATCCGCTTGGGATCTAGCGCCGTACTCCATGCTACAGATTGAATGGACTCAGGCCGCGTCGCGCTTCTGGCTGATTTTCGGCTCTTTGTGATAGAGCCTGTCGATCAGGTAGTACAAACCGTGACAAGTAGTTACGAACAGATGGGCGATCACGAGCGAGCACACAAGTACGAGCGCGTGACGCAAGGACCGCAAGAACGGCCGAACATACTGATCTAGTTCAGGCACGCTCTGAGATACCCAAGCAACATCGATCTTCATGCCACCGGCTACGATCAACAAGATTGATCCGATCGAGATCACCAGGGATACAAACGATAAATAACCGAAAAGTGAGCACACGTATTGACGACGCGTGAGGTCTTCCGCTTCCTCATCCGGGGAAGACTGGCGCTTGATTGGACCTTGGACGATCAACTCATCCAGATCACCGATCGTTGTACTGAAGCTCGCAACGCCGACGAGTGCGGCGATGTAGAAACCGGTCAACACGGCAGAAAAACTGCCTATGCGATCAAGAAACCCTTTATCACCGAAGAAGTTGGCATCGGCTATAATGAAGGGCGCGCTGATGACGGCCGTAAGCAAGACCACCGTCAGCGCATTCCGGCGGTACAGTTTATGACCGCTTTCGTCTGTCAACTTCAAGTACCCCAACGGGTACGATAAAACGTTCACAGAATCCTCCTACGAAGTCGCGATCGCCAGAGCTTTTTCCACGACCTCATCAACAATATCGATGCTGCACGCTGGCAAAGATGTTTTGAACTTGGCTTGCTCCGACCGGACAAACAGAATTTCTTTAGCTTCGTCGCTCTGGTCGATTTTCACAGTACGATTGCGCTGGTCATCGAGATCAATATCAACCTTGAAATCGGACCAGCCATCGTTCCGGGCCCTTGAAACCAAGTCCGCAAACACGTCTCGCCAATTCTTCCCATCAATCGCCCCAGTAACGCGAAGGCGTAACACTTCTTGCTCTGGTCGAAATAGGCTATCTGCATCCACGAAACTGGGCTTGGCCTGTCTTACCAGCGTGACAAAGTTGATCTGTCCAGTTTTCAGGGCGTTTGACATCGTTTCAGACGGGACGCCCTCCGCCTTGAAAGTGCTGTAGGTCTCTACCTGCTTTTTCTTGCGCTCAAACTCATACGTGTATTCTCGAAGCGCTTCCGCAACGAGTCGTCGAACGACTGCCATCCCGATACCAGGTATTTCTTCCAGGCTCGCCCGATATAAGCCCTTGCCGTTTGCAACGCTCGAAATAACCAGATGAGCTGAAACCGACTGTTCTTCATCGGCGTCCTTCACGGCTTGCCGTACAGTCACTTTCTTACCCGCCTTCTGCCGTGCCTTTTTGCGATACGTCGGTTCAGCTGCATTTGGGCTGGCGCGATGTATGAGTACCACTAGGCAACCTGATTTTGGCCGATACTCGGCTTCCATCAGTTCAACAATGTCTCCATTTGGCTGAACTTCCAGCGCCTTTTCCGCCGCAATGTGCCTCTGGATCGCATCGAGAACGCTGTAATCCAGCTTGCCCCGAAAAGAGGCAAATGTGGCGCTCCCGAGTGGCGCGGGCCAAAAGTAAACTCATACTTGCGGAAAAAACGCGAATGCTTCTCAAGAAACAAAATCTAGGGTCAGGACCTATTAATTTCGTTTGAGATGTGATTCAGAGTCTCCGTTGAAGGAGGTTCTGATGGGTGATTTGTTTCTGCTAAGCGAGCGCCAAATGGCTCGCATCTCTCCACATTTTCCTCTTTCACACGGGGTTGCGCGTGTCGATGACCAGCGCGTTGTCAGTGGTATCGTCTATGTGATCCGCAATGGTCTGCAGTGGAAGGATGCACCTTCGCAGTACGGGCCACATAAGACGCTCTACAACCGCTTCATTCGCTGGAGCCGGCTCGGCGTGTTCGACAGGATTTTCGCCGCTTTGGCCGGCGAAGGTCCTCAGCCTGAGCGCATCATGATCGACGCGACACATCTGAAGGCCCACCGCACCGCGGCAAGCCTTCTAAAAAAGGGGATGTTCCCCGCCGTATCGGGCGAACCAAGGGCGGACTGAACTCGAAGCTCCATGCCGTTTGCGATGATGACGGCCGACCGATCATCATGCTGCTCTCCGAGGGTCAGATGAGCGACCACAGGGGCGCCCGGATGGTGCTCGACGCGTTACCCAAGGCCGATTGCCTCATCGCCGATAAGGGCTACGACAGCACCTGGTTCCGCGAAGAGCTCCTCGCCAGGGGCATCGAGCCCTGCATTCCGTCCTCTAAAAGCCGGACGAAACCGTACGCCTACGACAAAGCTCTCTATCGCCGCAGACACAAGGTCGAGAACCTATTCGCCAAACTCAAGGATTGGAGACGCATCGCAACTCGCTACGACCGATGCGCCCACACCTTCTTTTCAGCAATCTGCATCGCAGCTTCCGTCATCTTCTGGCTGTAATTAACGAGTCCTGACCCTAGAACCTCCGATTCCCCAACATGGATGAAACCGTAGGTTTTACCGGATGTCGAGTCCGACCGAGTGCCGCATACCCGTCAACTCACACCAATATCAAGCTATCAAGGGGCTTCCCGCACCCTGATCGCCTCACTCTCCTTCTCGATCTCCGAGCAGAACCGGGCATCGATCGCCCTTAGAATGGCCACCTCCTCCCGCGTGACGATGTTGCCAGAGAGCTGGCACCAAGCCTGAAGCTCAACGTTTGAGATTGGGACCGGCCCAGAGAACCCCGGCGGCTGCGACTGCCGGAGTTCCCAGAACCAATCCCAGATGAAGGTGCCGTGTTCGGGCACCTCTGGCTCCGGGCTTTCGGTCTCGAATGCCTCGTTACGTTCCCGCCTGGTCTCGCCGTCCTTGTCTCGGACACTGTCATATCGAGCGATGACGGCGACCGCCTCGGCTAGGGCTTCGCCGAGCTCTTCGTAAAATTTGCGCGATCCTCCGCGGCGGACGCGACCTGATCATAGATCCAGCCAGCCTCTTCCAGGACCTCGCGCGCCTTCTCGAAGTTGCATTCGGGTTTCTCGCCCTTCCAGTCGTGATCGCCCCAATCCCAGGAGGCGATCGCGGCCGCCGCCCGGTCCAGATACTCGGCCTCGACCTTGGACGCTGTCAGCTTCTTCTTGCGGCTGGCGAGAAACTTGTCGCTGTGCTGGCGCGCGATCCGCTTCACTGCGTCACTTTCGGTCGAGCGGATCATGAAGCGGATGCCGATCGGCTCGTCCGTGTCGGGGCCGGTGAGCTTCAATTCGTACAACTGTTCGGAATTGACGAGCTTGGAAATGTCCATGGGTCACCTTTGCTTACGGGATGGTGGTCGGGTTGACGCGGATCGGCAGCTGGTTGAGGCCGATCGTGAAGCGCTCGAGCTCGAAGTCGTCGGAGCCGCCGCCCGGATAGAGCGGGCCCGAAACGACGCCGCGGCTGTAGAAGATCGTGTTCGTCTTGCCGGCGCCGCCGTCGTTGCGCTCGATCTTGATCGCCATGTTGTCGAGGTTGAGCGGGTCGCCGAAGGTGCGCAGAATGATCTGGCCGGCGTCGTCGAAGACGGATGCGACTTCAATCTGCGGGTCGCCGGCGTTCGCCGTGCCCTTCTGCTTCTGGGTCGCCGGCTCGTCGAGCGTGTTGTAGCTGTTCATGGTGCTGTCGGCGCCGAAATCGCCAACGTTGCCGACCTTGCCAACCTGCACCCAGGTCAATGCCACGTAGGCGGACTGAATGAGGTCGGTATTCTGGGCGAGCGCGCAAACATAGACCTTGCTGCCCTTCTTCGTTGCCTTGTTTGCCATGTCAGTTCTCCGGTTCGAAGGCGTGGTAGGGAATGGAGACGGGGATCTGGACCCGGTCGTCCTCTTGGAGTGGGCCGGCCGCCCAGGGCTCGCTGCTGATCGTGATCCTCACGCCAGAGGCGAAGAGCGTCTGGTTCTTGAAGTGGTCAATGACCTGGTCGACGACTTCGAGCGCACCGATGATGCCCTGCCCGCCCGGCCAGACGACCGAGACCTGCAGAAGGCCCCGCTTCTGTTGCGGATCGTCGCCCAGGGTGATCTGGCGCGTCCGGTTAGGCATGAAGGACAGGCGAAAGTACTTTGCTGGCGTCGCCTGCCCTGCCGCTGGAAAGACGACGTTTGGACCAGCTATCGGTAAAACCTGCGGCATGGCTCGCAGCCGCTCGGTCAGCGCCTTGAAGATGATTGCGTCGGTACCGGTCGCCATGTATCGATTGCCTATGTCTGACAAGCCGCCTCTCAGCGACGATGAAGTCTATGAGCGCATCCATGCCGCCCTGCTGGCATTGGGACGCGGCGAGGGCGCGACAGTGCGAGGCGACACCACCTTCAAAGCGGCGCGCAAGGCACTGTCCGTGCTTCAACTTGGCCTGCTGGTCTCCATGGAGAATGGAACCGAGGTGAATGCCGCGATTAAAGTCCCAGACGGGCCCTAAACTCTGCCGCCTTCCGATCAACGATGATCGGCCAGTTCTGAGCGGCCATCCGGACGAAGCCGTCGGCCGGCTGGCCGTTTGAACCATACTCGCGATGGCCGGCATACGATGCCGTGTAGCCGAAATAGAGGGTGTCGCCGATATCCGACCCTGCAATGACCGCCTCTACCTGGGAGAAGTTCGGCGTGTACGCGCTGCCCTCGACCGGCTTGGACGAGGCTTTGATCGCCGGCATCGATGTCGACGAAGCAAGCAAGGATGCGCGCAGAAAGCCAGTATCAACTCGCATTCGCCCACCCTGCCCGACCGGCGTCTGCATCTCCTCGACGACCTCTTGCACGCTTTCTTTGAAGACCGCTTCGACCGCGCCCTCTACCTTGTCGGCCCATTGAGCAACCGCCGCACTAAATGACAGCGTGGCCATCAGACAGCCTCGGCACGGAAACGGCGCACGACGGCGCCGATATGGTCGATCTTGTATTCCAGCCTGCAACGGCATCCCGAAATCTCCGAGATCGGCGCGCGCGGGTCGCCCGGGTAGCGCAAGAGAGCGCCGGATGGGCTCTGAAATACCTCGTCGATGCCTACGGACTGGCCGTTCAAGACGCGGTGCGTGTGACGAACGCGGCGGTCGCCAGCATCCCGCCAGATCTTCTCGATGTCTTGCGCCTGTACCTTGCCGGCTTCGATCTGCTGGCGGATCGCCTCATCGCGGGCGGAGCCGAGCGCCATCATGGTTTCGGCGCGCGCCAGCATCTCGCCGCGGAGAAGCAGGTTCTTGTCGCGCAGCCGGCCAATGACCTTCACCAGCGCGTCGCCGGTGATCGGCTTACTCTCCCGCATGGCCGCGGCAATGGTTCGATCGAACCGCTTGTCGCGGGTCTTGAGCTCGAAATACTGCTTCATCAACTCCGGATCGCCGGAGGCCAGATTGACGCGCGCCCGCTCGATGAACGCGATCTGGTGACGGGTCAGGCCAATGACGCCGCCCTCGCGCCGCTTGCTTATCCTATTGACGCGGCCGACGACGTCGAGTGCCGTCGATCGAGGGTTGGCACCTCTGGCGAGACCAGCTTCCAGCGCCTGGCGAATTCCCTGCCGCTGGTCGTCGGTGATGTTGGTGACCATCGTCGACGACAACTCGCGCAGGATCGCTTCGGCAGCCGGGTTGCGAACACCGAAGCGCCAGATGACACGGTTGCCCTGCGGGTCCATTACCTTCGGCAGTTCACCGATTGCGTTCGTGCCGCCGGCGTTGAACGCCTCCTGCAGCGCGATTTCGAGAGCCGAGAAAGCTTCCGGCTCGATCTGCATTGCCTCGACCGCGCCGTTGATGTCGCCGCGCTCAAGCCGCTCGATGACACGGGCCAGAACGATGGACGAGCGAATTTCGTCAATTGCCTCTCGGAATGCACCGGCGAGGCGGGGCTCGTAAGCAGCGAGCAGTTCGTCGAAAGTCATTGACGCCCCTGGACGATGAAGACGACAGCGGTCACGCCGTCGAACTTGTTCGGGTCTCCCGCCACAATGGCGTAGTCGGTACCGTTGGCGGTGACGACGTCGCCGACCGTGGGCTCGATCGTGAGGCCGACGGCCGAAATGTAGATCTGCATGTCACCGCTGCGGATAGTGGTCCCGTCGATGTAACGGGCCTCGTAGGCCATCGGGACGAGCGTGACCGAATAGGATGTCACGACAGGCTCGCCACCATAGACAGGATCCGGAGGCGTCAGCCGCTTCACCGTGCCGGCTTGCCCATATTTTGCGATGAGGCGCTGCGCCGTCCCCTGCAGGCGGGCATAGATCGGGTTCGCCATCCTCCTCCCTTCCTTTTCGAGAGCTCAGCCATATTTACCCTTCATGCCGCAAGGCGCTTAGTTGAAGGACCTGGGGGACATGTCCGCCGCTATCAGCATCCTCGTCACAATCCTTTTCGTCGTCGTGGTGCTCTATCTCGTGCAGAAGCTTCCGATCGACTCTAGGATGAAGCAGATGGCTCAGATCGTCATTCTGATCGTCGGCGCGGTTTCGTTACTCAGGTCTCTGGGCGTGTTCTGATCGGCACACCTACACCACCAACGCACCCGGCCAGACCGGCGTCAGGAATTGCCCGAGCAGCCCCTCGATCGTGGTGACAACCGGTGTTGCGAGCGCCACCACATCGTCGATGTCAGTCGACGACGACGTCGCGTATTCGACCTCGATCTGTCCGACCTTCTCACGCTTCACTGTCGAAGTGCCGGTAACGACTGGAGACAAGCTGCCCGGGTTCGTCAGTTCAAGGAATGCCGCCTCGTATGAGGCGTTGATGATTGCGACGGGAACCTCTGCCGGCGGGATCGCCTCGCCATAATAGGTCTGCGCGCCGGTGCGCGGCCATGCACGCTCCTGAGCGTATCCGCCGGTGCGCTTGCCAGTGAACCGAGGTTCGCACCGATCGATCACCAGAGAACCGCGCTGGCGCGCTGCGGTCTTCTGGGCATCGGTCGTACCATCGGGGAAGACATAGCCGGCCGCCGTTGCGTAAGCCGTGAAGCCGTCGTTATCGCCGTATCCAGCCATGTCATTCTCCGGTGGGTAGAACCCGGCGCTTATGCGCCGGGCTTGGTTGCCAGTTCTTCGAGGGCCGAGATGATCTCGTCCTTCTTGGCCGGCGTCTTGTCGCCGAGCAGCTTTGCGGCTGCCGCCTTAAAGGACATGAACTGGACCGCCGGGTCTTTGGCCATTTCAAGGACTTCGGCGGCCGTCTTCGGCGGCTCTTCCTGCTGTGCCTTGAGCTTCGCCAGTTCGGCGTTGCGGTCGGCAAGCAGAGCCTGAAGGCGCTCAAGTTCGGAGCCGGTATTGTCGGCTGCCTGTTTGAGAGCCGGTGCGCCCGCAACGACAACCGGATCATCGGCGTAGTCGCCGTCGATCTCGAACCACGCCGACGCCGCGATATGAGCCTGCTCGCGGGCAAAGATCTCGACTTCGACTGTCTCGCCCGGCTCAATGAGAACCGGGCCATTGACGGTGTTGACGCCGCGGGGGCCCTTCTGGGTGTTGGTGACCTTCATTGCCGCCTCCCCTTAAATGCCGTCGAGGTAGCGGATGGCCTTCGGCCGACGGATGTCGACGCCACCGACTCGGAAGATGCCGGGGACATCGAACTTCATCGGGCCGGTCTGCCATGCCGGCAGGAACCGGAACGGCATCGGAATGTGCATTTTCAGCACTTCCGGTGAGCGACGGTAGGCAACCATGCGCTTGGTACCGCCTGCGCCGGCGGTATCGAGGTAGCCGAACACACCACGGATGGTGAGCGGCTGGCCGGTGGTCCGGGTGTAGATGTTGTTCCGCTCGATCCATTCCAGGATGGTCGTCTGGTTGACGGCATCGATACGACGGGTCGAGAGGTCCAACAGGACCGAGTACGGCAGGAGCAGCGTATCCGCGATCTCCGCGCCGAGCGTGCCGGTGAAAATGCCGGTAAGCTGGCCGTTGATATCGCGGAGGATCTGGTCCGGCGTCTTGCTGGCGAAGGTGGTCGCCGAGCCGGTACCGTCGGCCGGGGCCGTGGTGGCCGTCGGCGTCGAGGAGTTGACCAGACCGGTGTAGCCCTTGCCGGTATCGCCGACGAAGGCCACCTGATCGATCTTCTCTTCGGCGATACGACGGGCCGAGCTTGCCTTGTCCGACGTCAGGTTCATGCCGAGCAGCTGGGCGGTGCCCAGTTCCTCGAGCGTGTAGCCGTAGCCGATCGCAGCCATGCTGACGGTCGTTTCGAACTTCTCGCGGGTCAGTTCGACCTTCGGCACGTCGTGCGCGAGGCCGCTGAACCACTGGGCCTGACCGACCGAGTCCATGGAGAAGTAGGTAACCGACTGGATCCATTCCGGCGCCGAGGTGTCGACGGGGATCAGCTGGGAATACTGGATCTCCTGGTACTTCATCGCGTAGACCGTCGGCTCGATCAACGAGGCCTGACGGATAAGGAAGCTCATCGCGACCTGCTGAGCGTCCTGGGTGATAAGCATGTTCATGTCGGATCGCTCCTGTTTAGCCGAGGCGAAGAGCGGCGAGGCCGGCACCAGAGGTGCTGGTATCCCACTGCGCTCCCGCGATGAGGGTGTTGGACGTCGAGACGTTGGTCAGGACGCCGGTGGCCGGCACGTAGTAGACGGGATCGCCGACGGCGACGGCAACGGAGGCCTGCACGACGATGACGCCCTTTTTCATGACGGCGACATTGTCATACTGCTCGTACTTGCCGGCCGGCCGGGTCGTGTCGAGAACAGCGATGCCGGCGAACGGCACGGTGATCTCCGAGTCAACGACCTGGTTGTCGGCCGTGCCCTTCACGCAAACCTTGCCGAAGCCGATACCTTCGGCGTCTTCCGCAAGGCGGGTCACGACGACTGAGGGCTCCATGTTGAGGTTCATGCCCTCAACCCAGCGCGCGTGGGTGGCGCTATAAGTGGTCTGAACTGCAGGCATCACTTGGCTCCCTTCGTCTGCCAGGCCGATTCGAGATCGGAAACCATGGCCTTGTGGGCGGTTGCGGATGCGTTGGCGTCATTGGTCTGGGAGAGACCGTTCTGAACAGCCACGCGGAACGGATCGACACCGCCGGCGCTCTTGCCTGCATCCTCGACGAGCATGTCGAAGCGAGCATCGATGTAGGCGTCCGACTTGTCGGCGACGGCGGCATCGCCGATCTTGGCGACGACGACAGCCTTGCGGATGGCGGCATCGCTGAGACCTTCGGTCTTGACGTCCTTCGCCAGGACCTTGGCCTTGGTGACGAGATCGGCGCGAGCCTGCACGCGCTTGTCGAGGTCGGCGTCGGAAAGCACCTTGGCCTTCGTGGCGTCAATCTCGGCATCCTTCTTCGCCAGTTCGGCATCCTTGGCGGCCAGAGCCGTCTGATGTGCCTTCTCAGCGTCGGCGAACTTGGTATTGGCGTCGGCAAGGCGCTGCTGCAGCGTGCCGATCACCGTGGCACCCTGATCGGTTACTTCAACCGGGATGCCATCGACGGTAACCGTCTTCAGGGTCATGATCTTTTCCTCTTGCGGTTTCTGATCACTGGTGAACGGGGCAGCGCCCCACTGTCCCGCACCGTCGCCGATGCGAGCTTTCGATCCGGCGCGGCCACGCTCGACGATGGCGACGTGGTTGATCCGGATATCTTTCTGGATGGCGTCGTACTTCTCGCCCTCAGGCGTCGTGCCTGGCTCCCATGCGAGATCGCAGGTGTAGCCGGCGGAAAGCTCGCGCTTGCCCTCGTCGATCGCCTTGATCGCCGCAGCATCCATGACGACGAGCGGGATGCGGACGAACTCGCCGTCGCGCGCGACCTCATCCCCAATCTGGCCGACCGATACGGCCTTCCACGTGTCGGCGGTGACGGCTTCCGTCGGGTGATCGTTCGTCACCGGCTTGTGGGCGTAGCTGCCGAGGCTGGCCTTGTCGAAGACCTGATCGGCGGAGCGGTAGACCTTGACCGACTGCATCTCCGGCTTCCCGACCTCGCGGCCGGCATAAAGCTGGATGCCTGTGCGCGCGGTCTTGACGTCCGCAACAAGGTAGCCGTCGGCGGTCCGTCGCGTTCCCGCGATCGGTGCAGCATCGATGAATTGCATGATAAAAGGCTCCAGAATGAGAGGGCCAATGCCGGATATCTACAAATACGAACTACCAGCGGCGCATCGCGGCACTGTCCTAAGCATCGCTGCGCTGGGCCAAATCCTTCACGTGACCGACGACTACATTGATTGGAAAGGACATTTGGTATTCGCCTGCATCGTCGAGAGCCCCAGCGCAGCCGAGGCAAGCATCATGATCATCTCGCCGGCTTCAGTCGGTGTACTGCTTTAGCGGATCACACTTCGGAAACCTTGGAACGCCAGTTGTCGTTGACTTCCTCGAACTGCTCCGGACCGAGGCGGATCTTGCCGCGGTAGGGATCGACCTTCGACAGTTCCATGCCCTCCGGGATCTTCCACGTTATGGTCACATGGGGCTGATAGTCCGGGTAATCGGTCTCAGCCCCGAGGCGCTTGATGTCCTCATGACGCCAGGTCAGGCGCGAGGATGCGAACTGCAGGACAACAGCCTCGCCGAATTGCTCCATGAGGCGCGGACCACCGGGCGCGATGATGAGCTCGCCATCTTCGTCAGATGACCATTCGCCAGCCTGCCCGACCTGGATCCAATCAAGAGGCGTGCGAGTGTGAATGATGGTGACGTGCAGACCATCCTGCACAGTCTCGAAGCCCTGAGCCTTGGCCCATGCCGTGATTTCTGCCGCGTTGAGCACGTCGCGGCGGACATAGAGCGTCCGTGGTGCGGCGTCCCCGGTGATCGGCTTCGCCTTTTCCTTCGGCTCCTCGCCCACAGCGGCGCGCTGTTCGTTCTCGTCCGGCTCCTGCTCGCTGAGCGCGCCGTGCTCCTCGATCGCGGCATCAAGGCCCGGAAGTGAGCCGTCCTCGACGAAGGTGTTGACCAAGGCATCCGACAAGGCGTCGATCGGCACCAGCGGCGGCGATGTCGACGTTCCGGCCAGCGCGCGGGCTGCATCCGCCTTCGTCTTAAAGACGTCAGCCTTTTCCTTCTCCGACATGCCCCAGAGTGGTGCCCACTCGTAATAGATATCGGGGTCGCGCGACCCGAGCGCGCTGCGAATGATGCACTCGTCGAGGCGGCCCATGGCCGGCGTCATTTCTACCGACTGCATGGCCTGCAAGCGGTCATAATAGTTGCGCAGATCGCTTTCGCCGGTGGCATTCATGCCGGCCGGCGACTGCCCGAGCAAGCGGGTTGCCGGGATATCGGCCGCGCCCGAAACAAGCTGCATGAACGACATCAGGACGTCGGGCAGCGTGGCGAAGCTCGCCGTCTTCTGTTCGAACTCCTCTTCCTTGTCGAGAAGGAGGTCGCCGTTGATGCCCTTGGCCGTGGCGGCGAGCGTGTAGCGCTCAAGGATCTTCGCGCGGTACCGCTCGTCACCGACGTTCTGCATGAAGTCGGGGATGCGGATGACGTTGACCTTGGCCTCGAAAACCAGGCTGGCAATGTTCGCCGCGGTACCGTCGGCCTGCTTGATGGCCTCGACGACCGACAGGAGCACGCTATCGCCCCAGCCGGCATAGGTCGTGGTGACGATCTCCTCGTCAGGCTGGGCGGCGCCGTTGAAGACGACCAGGCGCGACGGGTGGATGTCGACCTGCACGCCGTCCGTCGACTTGATCTGGTAGACCTTCGGCTTGCCGTACCATTCGGATGCCGGGTCGCGATCGATCTCGCCTGCCGTCAGGTTCCTACGCGAAATAACCGTAAGATACTTCAGCCCGCCCTTGCCAACGCGCTCGACGTCGAGCGGCTCGGTAAGGTTCTGATCGCCGGTACCGATGACGACGGCAGCGCCACCCCAGAGCCGAGCCTTAATCTTGGCTTCGAGGATCTTGCCCTTGACGTTGAGACGCTTCTCCTCGGCCTCGATAAGCTCGATTTGCTGCTTCTTTGCCTGCCAGTCGCGCCAGGCGCGGACGCTATCAAATGCCGGGATATCGACGATCTTCCGCGGTAGCCAAGCGCCCCGATAGGCGTTGAGCAACTCCTCGTCCGAGAGCGTCGGCATCGAGTAGAAGGTCGACGCCGCCTTGTCCCGGCTGGTGCCGATGTTGGCAACCATGTTCGTGAGGCTGTCGCGGACGAAAGCGATAATGTTTCCCATATCCGCTCCTAAACGTTCGCCAGCGTGAACGTGCTCGCGCTGAGAAGCGCATTGAATGCTCGGCTCGTGCTGTCGGCGTCGTCATCGTGCGTCGCTTCGGGAAAGCCTTCGAGCGACGAAAACCATGCTGCATTCCAAGGTGCGCGAAGCACCAGGACATTGCCCGCTTCCGCCTGGGCAGAGAACGGACTGAACCGTGTGACCTTGTCGCCGGATTCGGGCGTTGCCCGCACCGTGAAGCCGGCCAGCAGCTTCGTCAGGTTGGTGACCTGCGACTTGCCCGCCTGCCCTGGGTCCTGCGGCAGCGATATGTGCACATCCTTGCCGTCGGCTTCCGCCGTGTTCCTGATCAGGCGTTCGACACCTGACGGTGACAGGAAGTCGCTGCAGTGATGCGCCACGATGTAGCGCCCATCCGACAACTTGCCGATCTTGGTGCCGGCGGTCGCGTCCGGGTCGGTGCCCTCTGTCTTCGGCGTCGCCGCCATGTCCCAACCGCGCATCCATTTAACGACGCCTGCCGGGATCGCATCGACGACCTCGCACCAGCCGCGCTGGAACAAGAGCCCGGCTGCCGGACGGATCTTCCAGTTACCGCCGAGGAGGCGCTCGCGCTCAACTGTCGGCAGGGCCATCAGGTTGGCGAGATAGCCGGGATCGGCTGCCATCAGCGCCTTGTTGTCCGTGAGCTTGGCCGGGACGAAGGTCACAGACTTCGGCTCGATCGGCTTCGGGTTGCCGTTCTCATCGGGTGCCGTGTACTCGGCGAGTTCCGAGGGGTGGTCGGCCCAGATGATCGAATCGCCGATTCGGACAAAGTAGCGAAGCTTGCCTGCGCGCACCGGTATCGGCAGGCCAGTGTCCTGGTTGATCCACCACGAAATGAACTCGGCGACCCAGCTGTCTGCATCCGGGTTGCAGGTTGCCCTGACATACGGCCGGACGCCGCACATCGAGCGGTTACGTGACAGCAGGTACCAGAACTGCTTTGCACTGAAGTGCGTGAGCTCGTCGAAGCAGATCAGCGGGATCTGCGAGCCCTGCCAGTTCGATACCGTCTTGTCGTGCTCGAGGTGGGCAAAGCTGACGGACGCCCCAGATGGGAACGTCCACGATAGGTCCGGCGCCACCTTCGGCTTTGCGTTCAAGCTGGGATAGAGCTTCTCGCTCTCGTCCCAGAGGCCGCCCTCGTTTCGTACCTGCACCAGCGTGCGCCGAAAGAACACGGCGCCGAACTGTGGGTTCGCGACATGGCGCAGCGGCTCCATGAGCAGAGCCCATGTCTTGCCGCCACCTGCCGACCCGCCGTAGATGGCAATATCCGCCGGCGAGCCAAGGAATTGTGTCTGCGGGCCAGCCTGCGGCCGGATGATTGTCTGGGCGCCCTGCCCTTGCTCAACCCCTGCCATTATCGGGCAACTGGAAGATCGTCACCGGAGAGACCGGCGTCGGAAGATCCTTGCCGTCCTTGCCTGTGATCTCGCGTCGGTTCGTATAGGCGCCGCCGACTTCTTCCGCCGCCTGCTTCAGCAACGATGATGCTAGCACCATGTTGCCCTGGGTTTCTGCCTTGTCTGCCATGCGCTGAAGAGCGCGGAGACGAACGGCGCGATGGCTGATCGCGATGGAGGCGGTGTCTTCGAGGAACGTCTTGCGGGTCTCCTCGAAGAGCATCTTCCACTTCGCAGCGAGGCGCGCGCCAGCCTTCTTGTTCGGATCATAGGCCTCGATCGCCTGAGGCGTCAGCGTGACCGCATAATCCTTCTTGAGTGCAGCAGCGACGACCGACGGGCTATCGAAGCAAGCCAGCGACTGGACAACATAGGTCTGCTGCTCGTGTGTGAGTTTTCGCTCGGCCATAGCTTTATCAGGACACCATCAAGATCAGGCGGCGCGAGCCTGGCAGGTCCCGCATGCACAGCCGATTAGGTCTGCGGTCATCAACGGCGGCTTTGACAGCGCCTCGACCAGTTCCTTTACGCCCGCCTCTACTGCACCGTACCGAGCAGCTACACCGATGAAGGCTTCCACATCATGGGAGCGCATCGTGTAGACCGGCAGGCCAGTGCTCTTGCGGAACTTAGGGGCGCCGAAGTCGTCGATCTCCTGGGCGCAGTGCGAAAGCTCATGCTCGATCAGAGCGCAGGCCTGTGCATCACTGGCTGATACCCAGAAGTTGGCATCGATGGTGATGATGAAATCAGGCACCGAGCCGAACCAGCCGAGAACCTGCGCCTCTGCTCTTGCCCGAGCCCACTTGCCCATCATTCCGGCTGGCTGCCCCATCTCGGCTTGACCGATGACCGTGCGGCCCTTCTTGCTATTCCCTACCGTGGTCCACAGCATGCCAATGGTTGCCGGGATGAGGTGAGCGTGATCCGGGTTGAACATGTCGCTGTCCGGATCGATGAAGGTGTCTCGGGCCCATGCTTCGAGTTCAGGAGCAGCCGCGAAGGCGCAACCACTGAAATCGTCGAATAACTCTGTCGGTGGTTGCGGTCGCATCAAATCACCACTTGATGGCTACGGCTCGGCTGGGCATGCTCATCAACCTGCACCAGGAGAACATGATGAAGCTTCAAAAACTGACGAATCTAGACGAATGGCCGGTGGACGTCGTGCTGATCGACGTGGCCGCCGACAGCACCGCCATTGTCCGAGAGCCAGGCAAACAGATGATACCCAACGACTGGGTATCGATCGACACAGCCATTCAACGCGCCCAGCAGATGCAATCAAACTTGCCATGGATCACGGGCATCGCCGTCCACCTACAGGAAGGCGCGGCATGGGATGAGGCGCATGGCCAGCTGGTAGAGTGAGCCTTGTTCCAACCTCTACCCTCTCCTGAGGGCACAAATTGAGACATCGGGGAACCGGGCGGATAGGGGCCCGGCTCTCCATTTCAGGCAAGCGGGATCAGGTTCGCATTCGATCCGGTTCGAGGCTGAGGCCGTGGCTGTCATAGCTCTCGCGGTATTCCGGACGGAGATCAGCGATCTTGCGATAGGCGGTGATGCCGAGGCTGCGCAGCGAGTGCCAGGTGTGCCCGGCGCCGTAGCGGATGACGGCAAGGGTGAGCGAGGCGACGACGGTTGCGACCGCGGCGCAGATGTCGAACACACGATAGAGGCTACGGGCGAAAGCGTGGGCGTAGTGGAACATGCGCATGCTGGTTCCTTTCGGAGGGTTAGCGATGATCGACAAGGCATTAAGGGTCATTGCGCTCGCGGCAATGATCATCGCCGCCGGTGTACTGGTCTGGCTGATCATGATGCTCACGTGAAATTGGTTATGGAGGCTTGCAGACCTCCGTCTCTCGTTTGCGCCCCGAGAGCTTACAGCGGGCTTGGGTGCTCTGGTGCCTCGGGCTGCGGTTGGCTTCTCCGCAATCCTTCTTTCCGGTTACGTGGACTATCCGGCGAGCGGCTTCTGGGGGTACGGGGCCCGAACACATCACACCGTCTCCACGACAGTGGCTGAACTCATCAGCTTGTTCGTTATGGCCCCTCTGGGGATCTGGTTGCGGAGGGAGGATTCGAACCTCCGGCCTCCAGCTTATGAGGCTGGCGAGCTACCGGGCTGCTCTACTCCGGAGAAAACCCTGAATTTCTACTGAAAGTTTAATCGCTAATACGCGCCGAACGACGTAAGAACGTGGCATGTACGAAAGTGGATTTCTAACCCGTTCGGATTATAGCGAAATTGAAGGCGACCACCCTGCGCATAGACGGCGGTCATTGGATGGTCGCGCTTGCCCGGTCGGGGTCTATCTGCATTTTCCAGCAGCACTACCGGGCAATCTGAAATGGAAAAGCCGCCCAGAGGCGGCCTAAATTTTGGATGCATTTTTCCTTTGGGCAGGAGGCGGATGGCTCCCGGCTGGGCCGTCGAGTATTCCCGTTGCAGTAAGCAAGGTCCGACAGTACACCCAAATCACGCCGCCGAATATAAATGGCTTGAGCGCGCTCGGCAAGCGTCCATTTCTTCATCCATCGCCTTCAATTCATTGAGAATCGACAAAACATGTTGACGACTTGCGGGGGCGAGCTCGTCGATGGCGGCCTCGGCAAGCATCCGCACCGGGACCTTCTTGCGGCGACCCTTCGGGAAGATCAGACCGAGGCGCTTGTTGAGCGCGTTCCGACGGTGGGCGTGCGACAAGGTGAGCCGCTGCTCGCGCTCTCGGTCCCACTGCTGGCGAGCTTGGAAATCGGCGAACATGAGGCTGCCGATATCGGTGTCGCGGAAGACGATCGGACCGCGATCGAACGACGGCCGGACGAAGGCGAGAACGCCGTCCACGTTCCGGACGCGCTCGAAATCGCCCTGCTCGATGTTGACGAAGGCATAGCCGACCAGGAGCGGGAACCGGCGCTCGATCATCTTGTTCGTCCGCTGGTGCTGGGTGATGTCCCAGAACGAGGGCATGTAGACGTCGATGCCTTCGGCGCGGAGACTGCGTTCCAGGATACTTTCGCCCTTGCGGCGCTCGCGCTCGATCTTCTCCGCTTCGGTCTCGTCGTTTGCCGGTTCAAGCACGGTCGCCATCCGCTGGGCGCCGGGAACCGACCGAACCGCGTACCAGGCCGTTTTCGTGTTGATGGCGTCGTTCATAGTGCCGCTTCCTTTTCTGCTTTGATGCGATGTTGGCTTTCGAGGGACTGCCGATTCTTGCGCCCGATCCACTTCTCGGCTTCCCGGTCCCCTTCGGCAGCATCAACGCGACGAACGGAATGCAGGATCGAGGTGTGATCGCGGTTCAGGATCGCGCCGATCTGCGGATACGAGAGGTCACGCTGGCGTAGCTCCCACGCGATCCGGTTGCGAAGCCCAGTCAGGTCCCGCCTACGTGACTTTCCGACCACGAGATCCCAAGACACGCGCACCGAGAAACAGATCAGCTTGGCTTGTTCCGTCGGGGTCAGATATTCCTTCTGCTGAAGCTGGTAGACCCGGAAGGCGAAGACATGGTCGTTGGCGTCTTGGCGCGGCTTGAGCTTTCGAGGCTTGCCGCCGAGGTTCCGCGGCTTCGTCTCCCGTTCCGCGAGGAGTTCCGGCCGAACCAGCGTCAGCGAGGGAACCTTCTTCGCGGCCGGGCTGACGCCGAAGAGGCGGGCGCGGATCTCCATCGCGTTTGCGTGCTGGCGCCGCAGTTCTGAGGTCCGCTTAGGCTGCATGGCTGACCTCCTCGTCGCCCTTCACTGCGGCGACTTCGTTCTCGACCAGGCTCCGGTAGGCCATCTGTTCGGCGCGGATATCCTTGGCGTCGGGAAGAGCGAGCATTTTCTCGAGCTCGGCTGCGCGCTCCGGCGAAAGCATCTCTCGCTCCGGTGCTGCCATGCGCTTCGACGATTCGACCCGCGACAGGTCGACGTAGCGGGCAACCGCCTCCGGCGCCCATACCTCGTCGATCGCCCACAGCAGCACCGAACCGGCCGGAAGGCCTCTGCTCTTCGCAAGGCTACCAAACATCTGCTGATTGATGCCGTCGGCGACCTTGACGTAGCCGTGGCCGGCCAGTGCCCTCGCGCGTTCCTGATGGGTGACGCGGAGGTCCTTGAGGCCGAAGCGCGACATGGTCGGCGAGCCGAACTCGGCGTTCTCGCGCGCCGCCTTGATCATCTCGGAGGCGCGCATCCGCTCTTCACGGAGGCTGCGGCATTCAGCGAGGGCGAAGGCGGCCATTTCGGACGGGATAGGCAGGAAGGACCGGTTCGGCAGGTCATACTCGCCGCGCTTCAGCTTCACGAAGACGGTGCGCAGTCCGTGGATCGGCACGACCTTGAGTGCGATCCGGTATTCCTCGATCGGGTCTGCCGCCTGGATCGAAGCGGGGATCATCATGCCGGCGTCCATCAGCGAGGCGATGCACTTGCCGACCTCGTCACCGCCGCACGGTGAAAGCTTCTCAGTGAGAGCGGAAATCTCCCGCTCCAAGGTCGACAGTCTGGCCGGCATATTGGTCATCTGGTTCACCGTAGAGGTCTCGTTCAAGTTTCTGGCGGATGTCGTGTTGGCGCTGCATGTGAGGGCTCATCGGTCGAGGCGGCGCTTGGGCCTGTGGCTGCTGCCGGCCGCCACCGCGATCCTGGTCGCGGGACAGCCACGAAACGACGAAGCGCTTCATGCCCTTGCTGGTCTTGCGGTTCTGAGGATTGGCGTTCAGCCATGAGCGCATGGCTGCAAGCTGCTGACGGACGTTCACAGCCGGGAACGCTTCGGACCACTCAGCGACGTCGGCCTCGGTAATCGAAACCATGTCGCCCTTCAGCGCAGGAAGCTCGATTGCCGTCGGCGAGGCCGGAGCGGATTTTTCCGGCTCCGGGCAAACATCCGAACGAAGTGAGGATGTAGATAGGTTATCGGTTAAAGGTGGCACGCGCGTATCACTGCATGTGCTTTGCATTTGCTCTGCACTTGCATTGCTCTTGGACTTGCTATGCCGCGACGATGCAGCGGACCGGCGCTTCTCGATGATGTCGTCGGCCTTTGCGAGTTCGGCATCGATGCGCTTGTGGGTCCAGCCTGGCCCGAAGAGCATGGCCAGCATGTCCCTGCTCTCTTCCCACTGCTCGGGGCTGAGTTTGGCGATACGCGCGATCACGCGCTCGTTCTCCGGCAGAGCGCCGTTCTGCCAGTAGTGCATAATCAACAGCATATAAGCGCCGTGCTCGGTCGCGGTCAGGTGGCCGGTGTCAGCGAGGTAGTCGGCGATGTGCAGCGGCATCCAGGCGCGGTTGCTCATGAGTGCTCCCCTCTCGCGATGGCTTGGGAGAAGGAAATGGCATCATCGACACTGTGCAGCGTGAACACCGGAGATCCGCGCCAGTCGTCGGCGAAGGTCTGCTGGTTCGCGTTCAGCCCCTTGCCGTATCCCTTTGTGCCGGTCTTGACCTCGACGAGGTAGTTCCGGCCGCGGAAACCGCAGAGGAGGTCAACCGGCTGATCGAGGCGGAAGACGCTGAAGCCGACGCGTTCGAGGACGGCGACGATCGCCGGCTCGGATGCATCACGCTTGGCCTTGTGGCGCGGCATGCTCATTTCGCCCACTCCGCTGCCTGGAATGGTTCTCTGCCGGCGTAGCTGATCTTGTTGATCCGACGGGCGTGCAAGCGCTCGGTGTAGTCAGCGTTAAGCCGCGCGCTGATGAGGCGGTCGGCCTCATGCTCCTTGATGTCCAAGGCGTCGGCTATGGCGATCGTGTCGGGACCGAACCTTTCGAAGGCGTCGAGGAA